TAATTCAATGGCGGTAATGTCGGCATCGGCACAACTAGTCCAACCGATCTATTTACTGTAGGAAATAATGGAACTAATATACCACATGGATCTATAAAAATGGCTATATTAGCACCGGGGGAGGAGGCCGATGCGATATTATATTTTGGAAATCAGTACGGCGCCTCCTCAACTAACGCGAAAAAAACAGCAATCATAGCAGAAGGGGGAGAGGGTTGGAGCAGAAGTAAATTACACTTCTGTTTAAATAGTTCTGAGGCCAACGAAGGCACCCATACTACGACATTAACTGACTCTAGGATGTCAATCGACTATAATGGCAATGTGGGCATCGGTGAAACTTCGCCAAACCAAAAACTTCACGTTTCAGGAACTGCTAGGATTACGGGAGGTATATATGTTGAGGGTGTCATACCAGATTACAATTCCGGCAGTATCTGGAGCCAGCAGGCATATTTCCAACACAGTGGTGGTCATCAGACAACACATTTTGGTAATTGGACAAACGATTGGAGAGTTGGTATGAAAGTAACTAAAACAATTTGGTGTCTCGGTGTCATTGGCGTTTCAAGTGACGAAAGAATTAAAGAAAACATAGCAGAAATTGATGATAGTTATTCACTTCAAAAAGTGCGAGATATAAGTTGTGTTTGGTATAATTACAAAGATAAATTGAGCAGAGGAGATGTTAGAGTAGCCGGATTCATAGCCCAACAAGTGAAAGAACATATACCTGAAGCAGTTTCACTTCAAAATGGTGTAATACCGAACGAAATGAGAAATTTAGAAGATATTTCCTGGAATGGTACAAAAATGAGTTGTGACTTGACCGATGTAAGTGGAGTCAAGTATAGATTTTATGTCAGCAACGATTTAAGTGGAAATGATGAGGAAATTAAAGAAATTGTGGGAAATGAAGATAATTCCTTCACTTTTGATGCTTCTTACAACAATATTTTCTGTTACGGAAAAGAAATCGACAATTTTCACATTTTAGACAAACAAAAGCTGTTTGCTTTAAATTTCTCCGCTACACAGGAAATAGATAGAATACAACAGGCAGAAAAAGCCAAGCTCGAAGCAGCCGAAACAAAACTCGCAGAAGCCGAAACAAATCTCGCAGAAGCCGAAAATAAATTTGACGACATTAATACAAAGTTTTCCACAGCGAACCATGAAATTACCACACTTAAAACACAATTAGCCGCAGTATTAGCACGATTAGATGCTTTAGAAAGCGCATAACTCTATATATTTTAATAGTTTTTTGTAAAAAATATTAAAATATAAAAATATAAAAAAATATAAGTCTATTTCTATATATGTCATTAAATCAATATACAGTAAATATAGTAAATGCTGATGAATTATATGTCCAAGGAAAAAAAATAGAAAATTTAGAAATTGGTACTTTAACAACATATAATCAACAGTATGGTATTGGCATAAGAACAGATGAACCACGACTAACATTAGATATTAATGGAACAGACGCAATGAGAATACCCATCGGAACAACAGCTCAAAGACCATTGACAGCTAACGCTTCCAGGTTTGCCGGTACCACAATCGCTGCTGGGGAGGCAAATAATAGATTAGAAGGATGTATCCGTTACAATTCAACAACGGGTATGTTTGAAGGATGGTCTACAGGAAATGGACAATGGGAAAATTTAGCAAACACTTCAACCCTTAAAATTTTACCAAGTAATGGAAATGTTGGCATTAAAACAACTGGTAACCCAACACAAGCTTTAGAAGTAAATGGTAATTTAAGGCTTAATGGGAATTTAATGATGACAGGAAATCAGAAATTACATATTGGCAGTTTCAATAGTAATACACCTTCCATGTCTGATAGTGCTTGTGTTTACATAGGAGGGCTTCATGATACCACTGGAATGAGATCAACTTTACTAAAAATAGCAGATTATGATAATGACAGTACAAATAGTTCTACCAAAATTGTTCATTTTTATAGCGAAAATAATAAAGATGATTATTATTTTAAAGCTAATCAAAATAATGGTGGATATCATTATTATAGAGGCTATTTAGGTATAGGAGTAGAGCCATCATCTTCATACCGAATTTATGCTAGTGGTAACGCATATATTACAGGTAATTTAGGCCTTGGTGGATACAGTTCTAGTTATAAACTTTACGTTGGTGGAAATTCATATTTTAACGGAAATATTGGAATTAAAGGGTACGATTCCAGTTATGAATTATATGTAAATGGTGAATCAAAATTTACAAAAGGTATTTTAATAGAAGGATCAGATTCAACGGCGGATGCGGCAGCAACAGCTCCCGAATACGACGGCGGTCGCTATGGATTAGAAGTAACAAGTGGGCTTTATTATAATGATACTGAGAGAAGAGATTATTTTGAAGGTAGTTATAGTAGAGGATTAAATTCTGGTACATATGTATATAGGTATTATTGGCTTTATCACACTATATACAAGAGATATACTAATTTTTACACACAAACTTATGGTTCTACAGGTAAAGTCAGTATTAAAACAGCACATGGTATTCATGCTTCAAAATTTATTGTTAATAGTGATGAAAGAATAAAAACAAATATTGAAAATGTTCCCGATAATTTATCATTAGATATTATCAGAAAATTAGAAGCAAAATACTATAATTATATAGATATCGTTAATAGAAGTACAATAAAACAAGTTGGGTTTTTAGCCCAAGATGTAGTTAAGAATATCCCCGAAGCTGTGAGATTCAATAAAGATTTCATTCCTAATGAAATGAGACTAGTATCTAGTCCAGTATGGACAACATTTCATGATTTATCAGGTAATTTAAAATATAAGTTAACTATTTCAGATTTAGAAGACCCATCTGGTAATACAAAATATCGTTTCATTGTTAGTGACGATGCAGATGGAATTAATGAAATCAAAAAAGAAATCCCATCTTTAGAAAATGAACCTAATAGCTTTGTATTTGATAAAAAATGGAATAATATTTTTATATATGGTAAGGAAGTAGAAGATTTCCATGTTCTGGACAAAGCTAAAATTTGGGCTGTAGCTTACTCTGCTTTACAAGAAGTCGATAAAATACAGCAAAGTGAACAAAAAAAATTAAAAGAAGCTGAAAATAAAATAAAAAACTTAGAAAGCCAACTAGCTAGTGTATTATCAAGGTTAGATAATTTGGAAAAAAATTGAATTGCTTTTATTTAATAATATTTAAATTATTAAATAAAAGTATGAACTCTACTATGAAAAAAAAAACATATCGTTTCAAATTTACACCGAATTTTTTAGATATCTTAACTAGATTTTCAATTACTCATCAATATGATACTCCAAAGGATTTTAAAGAAGCTTTTGGTTCGTTCAAAGATAATTTTAAAAACGAAATAGAACGCGAAATGAATGTTCTAAAAGAAAATGGCTACAAAGGCGATGCGATTGATAAAATGTATAAAAGCGCGAGATATTACTTTAAAAATAAAGATTACTCAAAAAAAAATAAAGTAGAAAAAAAGCGAAGAAAATACATTAGCCAAGATAGATATTTTATTTCTACCATTGATGAACACATTGAAGAAAACATCAAATATATGAAACCGTCTGAAGGATTTGAACATTTTAAAGAAAATCTTACCGAAGAATACAAGAATGAACAAGAAAGACTTTCAGAATATCTTACTGATAAATCTGATATTGAACAAAAAATTAAGAAAACATATAAAAATCGCTATTTTACATATCAAAAATATATCAAAGACAGTTAATTATTGAGAATTCATAAATAAATTTTTAAAATTAGAAAAAGATATATCACTTTTTGAATTTTTTTTAATTTCAGGTTTTCTTAACCAGTCAAACTCATTTAATTTTCCCATATATAAATATTTATTTGCTTTTTTGGCAACTACTTTCTTTCTATCTATGATTTCTTCCTTTTGTTTTTTTTCCAGAGAAAGTTTACTTTTAACAAATACACAATCATCATCGAGCTCTTTTTTTAGTGCTTTTTTTTCAGTTATATTTCCTCCTTTTTCCTTTTCTTTTGCTTCTTCGTTTGCATCTTCTTCTGCTTTTTTCTCTGCTTCTTCCTCTGCTTTTTTCTTTGCTTCTTCCTTTTCTTTTTCTTTTTTATCCAACTTATCATGTTGCTCTTTAATATTCTTATGCCTATCTACGTATAAATTTGTACAAAAATTCATAATTACAAATTTTCTAGCGACCGTCTCAAGATAATCATATTTAATATTTTGATTATTACACCAATATTCAAAACCCTCGCGTTCTTGATTATATCTCATAATAACATTTCCGTTTGGTGTTAAATCCATCACTGATGTGTTTTTAGTTACTTCATTATTACGCGATAAATCTTTCTGCATATCATCCAAGCAATATTTGTCCTGATATTTTTTCTTAATTATTTTAACAGGACTGGGCAATGGCTCCAATATATATTTTCCTACAATCCACGAGCTAAGAAAAAATCCTGTAAAATAAATAATATATGTCATTAAAAGTAAATTAGAATAATTATACCACGTTAATGTATTATTAACGGGATTTAAAAAATCTTCTACACATTTTGGGTCTGTACTATACATACAATAATCCATATATTTATTAATTATATAAAATATTTTTAACTTATTTTCTTATATTATTATAGAATGAATGCGCCCACAGATAATTCTCTCTATAAAAAAATAAAAAAGAAAATTTATAAAAAAATACCAAAACACAGTGCGTACAGAAGCGGTCTTTTAGTACAAAATTATAAAAAGGCATTTTCTAAAAAATATGGAAAAAAAAAGCAACCCTATACTGGTAAAAAAACAAAAAAACGAGGTCTTAAAAGATGGTTTAAAGAAAAGTGGGTAAATCAACGTGGAGAAATAGGTTACAAATACAAAAGCGATATATATAGACCATCGCGTAGAATTACAAAAAAAACTCCCACAACTCATAAAGAGCTTACAGGGCGTCAAATTAAGCGCGCTAGAAAAGAAAAATATACAAAAGGGCGCGTTAAAAGATTCAAAAGAAAACATAAAAAAAGAAATAAAACACGAAAAACATAAGAATAATTTATTTATACAACAATATAAATAAATTAACATTTTTTTTTAGACAAACCAATGACACCGCAGGCTAATCTTTTGCCAGCATTACCAGTTTTTAAACTTTCTTCATCGCCTCCTTTGCCTAAGTCGTCTCTATCTGCATGAACAACAATACATCTCCCTACAATACAGCATTTGCTTTTTAAATCAAGTGAAATCATTCTATCATGAAAACTGCCTTTTGCTAATTTGTTTTTGGAGATAACATTTCCTAGATCGCCAACATGACGTTCTTTGCTGTGTCTTCCGCCATGATTTGTATGAAAAGGATTAAAATGGGAACATGAACTTGTACAACCATCGCTTAAATCTCCATATTCATGTACGTGAAATCCATGCTCGCCATCTGATAAACCATTTATTTCGTAGCTTACTTTTACTTTTTTATTTTTTCTTTGAGTGAATTTAACATGCCCATGAACATTGTTTTTATTATCATGTAATACACAAATAGCATAAACTTCCTTTGCCTTTATTTTTTTTTGCGTTTTCTTTTTGTGTGATTTCTTTTGTGTTTTGCGCATCTATATATATAATACACTATTTTTCTATTTTTTTAAATACATTTTCAGCGGTTTCCAGTGAGCCCTCCATCCAACATTGAAATTTTTCACTATAATTCTCCCCACAAATAAATAAATTTTTATTTTTCATTGGCTTAATCATTTTATTACTTACAGTTTTACTATTGTATCCCGGAAGCCAATCGGCGACACCATGTTTCCAATAAAATGATTGCCACCATAATGGATTCGGTATTTTTTGATTAAACAATTTCTCACATTCACTCATTATGTATGGCATCATTTTTTTGTCTTTTTCTAAATTTTTTATATAGTTTGCGTGCTGTTCATCACAATAAGAAATCATAATTAATCCTAGTTTATAATTTATTGGTATAATATAGTTAATTCTTGAATCTGTGATTAATTTTGGTAGATTTTTAAACCATAGACATTTTGTGTCAAAAATAGCGTAAACACGTAAAAGAGGTGCGCTCCTAACGGATTTTAATAAATTGTGAATGGGTTTTAAATAACTTAACTTTAATAAATGCGGACGCTGAATAGCCAAACAAAGATTTTTACAATGAATTAAGCCCATATTTGTTTTGACAATATATTGATTGTTTTTTTCTTGGATATGTAAACATTCTGTATTCGGCATTAAAGTGCCCTTTTTTCTCTTTATTTCCTTGGTTAAGCCGTGAATAATTTGACTTAATCCACCACCTAATACATAAAATTTATTATTGATTTTAAGATCACTTTTATATAGTGATATAGCATCATAAGCATTAACTTTAAATATGTCTTTATAAGGATAAGTGTCTTTAATAAAGTCACATATTTCTTTCGAAACTTGTTTTTCTAACCATTTAAGAAAAGAAATATTTCGCATTTTGTTGGTTAATTTTACAGTTTTCAAGAGTTCATCCAAAAAATTATAAGGAAGGTAATTAGTCAAATAAGAATTTTTCCATTTGTTTTTTTTAACAACTAAATTTACTTTTTTGGATAATTCAAACATTTTATTTGTTAAACCAAATTTTTTTATTAGTTTTATCAATCGTTTATGATTATTTGTAAATCTACCAGCACCAGCTTCCATTGAATATTTTTTATTGCGAAATTTAGTTGTAAAAGTCTCAACTCGTCCACCAAAATAACTTGATTTTTCTATTAAACATGTTTCTGTATTTTTATTTTTATGTAATAGTAAATAATTCAAGTATAACCCCGATATACCACCACCAACGATTAATGTTTCGACATTCATATATATATTAAAATAATATATTAAATCAAAATAATATTTTAAATTGAAATATTATTTTTCAATACTAATATTGACATCCCACGATGAGTGAAAATAAACCAGTACAACTCGGATTATGCTGTTTAAATACTATTCTGAGAACACAAAATCCTTCTGTATTTGCTTCAAGGAAAATGATTATTCGCACTATAAAACAAAAAGGTATAGAATGTTTAAAACAAAAAATAATACAAAACTTAAAAGACGTTTTAACTATGATGGACTGGAATGAAGAACATGGAATAAAAGTATTTAGATTAAGTAGTGAAATGTTTCCACATAAATCAAATTCTCGCGTAGTTGATTATACGTTTGATTTCGCGGTTGATTTATTAAAACAAATTGGAAATAAATCAAAAAAATTAAAACAAAGACTTACATTTCACCCTGGACAGTATAATGTTGTAGGAACACCCAATATTAAAACATTCCAACAAACCTGTCGTGATTTAAAATACCATGCCGATGTTTTAGATTTAATGGGGCTGGATAAAAACTCAGTCATGGTTGTACATGGTGGTGGTATGTATGGCGATAAAGAAAAAACAAAACAGCGATGGTGCGAACAATACTATAATCTACCAGATAATGTAAGAAAAAGACTTGTCCTTGAAAATTGTGAAAAATGCTTTTCAATAAAGGATTGTATAGAAATATCCAGAAAAATAAGAATTCCCATTGTATTTGATACACATCATTTCGAATGTTATAAAAAACTACATCCAGACGAAGTATTTGAAGACGCCCGTAAATATATACCAGATATATTGGTAAGTTGGAAAAAAAGAGGAATTAAACCAAAATTTCATGTTAGCGAACAAGGTTCTGGGAGATGTGGTCATCACAGTAATTATATTGAAGTTATGCCAGAATATTTACTAGAAATACCTAGGAAATACAATACAAAAATAGATGTAATGATTGAAGCAAAAATGAAAGAGCAGGCAATATTTAAACTATATGAAAAGTATCCTTTCTTGGATTGTAAAATCAGATAATATATGGATACATATCACTTTCAGTCATATTAAAATTTTTTTTATCTTTCTTCTTTGTTTCTTTCACAGCAACGCTCTTACAGATTTCACTTCCACAATGGTCGTGATTAGCAGAATCAATGTTGAATGTAATCGAATCGCTATTTTTATTTTCATATTCACTATCTGTAAAAATTGTAGACCATCTTCCAAGAAGCATCGTTTTCTTTGAAGTCTCGCGACCAAACATCTTAAGAAGCTTAGACATTAGCAATTTATTAGTAATTATTAGTAATTTATTTCTATATCGAAATAAAAATTTCAATTTATTTAATCTCATCAGTTATTAGATGACAAAACCAAAAAAAAGGAATGGATATTACTATTTTAGTGATTTTCCAGATTTTAAACCAAATTTATCACCGAGACAAATGTTTAAATTAGGTAGCTTTGGCGGTACTTATTGGCGACCTATTTATTCATCTGTCGTTGGAAAAAATCTAAAAAATGTTCATAAAAAATATCCCGCTTCATGGTGGAAGGGTATCCCAGAAAAAGAATTAACGAGCAGCAAATATGATAAAAAACTTAATAAATATGGTGTAAAAGTAGGAACAAGTTTAGAATTCTGGGAAGGAAAAAAGTGGATAAAGAAAAATCACCCATATGGGTGGGTTCATTGGTATTGCGACTTTTTTATGGGAAAGAGATGCCCCGATGATGAAAGGCAAGTAAAACGCTGGCAGGCTCTAGCTGGTCCAAAAGGTAGATTTATGCGGTTTTTAGTCACACAAGTCATGAAAAAGGGTACGATAAAAGACTGGAATAATTTTGATATAAGTCCCAAAATACGCCAAGTATTACAACATTGGGGTTACAAACTAATAAAGAAGGACTTCGATAAAGAAATAAAACGACGAAATAAAAAAACGAGAAAGACATAAAAAACGAGAAAAATAATAAAAAAGTATAATATAAATGAAAAAAGATGAAGATTATTTATATTATACACGACAAGAAATTAGTGTGTTAGAAAATATGCTTTACTCATTAAAAATGCGTGAAAGGATTATTCTTAAAGGTAAAAATCAACAGGGTTGGTTAGATTATATATTGGAATGGCTAGGTTATTAGAGCATTTTCTTACGAAGTTCAAATAAATTTTTAATTTCTTCGCTCAAATCAGGCACCTCATACAAAAGATATGAATTATTGTAATTATTGGGATGTAAGCAAACCAAACACATTTTTCCTATTTTCTTGCCATAATTTTTCTCAAGAATACCTTTATATGTATTGAGTTGTAGAGAATAATGCCAGAAATTTGAATTTGGGAAATGCTTAATACATTCTGTTTTAGCGTTTTCCCAGCGATTATCTTTCTTTATTTCCTTACATCTCTTCCAGTCATAAATGTCTATAGTACCGTCTGGGTGTTCGTATGTCATATCAATAGACCCGGCTAATTTAAGTTCTTTGTCCCAAACCATCCACTCTGTTCTATAGGGTTCAAGATGTTCATGATCTTTTTCAAATGATTCAAAATACTGCCATTCTTTACAGTCTTCTTCCACTTCAACATCCATATCATTGTAAAAACACTCAATATCGTAATGCATTTTTGTACCAGCTTTACTAGCTTCAATACCGTTTTGTTTCCAGAGAAGTTTTATTTGACCACGTGTACATCCAAAGTACTTATTTTGCGGCCATTTTGGTGAATTCATCATTTTACTGATGATTTTATCGGCATTGAAATGTGGGAAATGAGAATGGTTCCATTTAGTTACAGAAGTAAATGAACTGTCACCATCAATAGTGTAAATATGCGGTCCTTCATCAAATGAAATATTTTCATCGCGAGGATGAGGATTTTTTTCGGCTAAATATGTTGGGGGCTCCATAGTAATAATATTAGTTTTCTATTTTTTAAATGATTATTGTTCAATTTATAATCATTTAAATGTACATTTCGTGAAATGGCCGCCTTATAGTAAAAAATACTTTCTTCATTAATCTTTTGATATCATCGTAAAATTTGAAATAATTTTTAGTTAATATTAGGAGTATTCCTGCGGCAAAGGCGATGCGACGGTCATACTTAGTAATTCGACGCTCTTCCCATGGCCAAAATAAATATACTAAAATAACCCCAACATATAAGGCAAAGACACTCTCTAATATTTCTTCTAATTCATGGCTGTAATTACTAATGTGGAGATGATTAACTATGTATAATAAAACAATGGCCGCTTTCAATATGATAAAAAGTTCGTGATAAAGTTTCATTTATATATTCTGGAGAGAAAAGTTGGAGGGAAATTATGCCGTTTCTAATGCTGTTAATCTAGCTACTAAGTCTGCTATGTTTGTTTCTAATGATGTTACTTTATCTTTTAGTGTGGTGATTTCAGTTTCGGCTGCTGCGAGCTTTGTTTCGGCTGCTGCGAGCTTGGCTTTTTCTGCCTGTTGTATTCTATCTATTTCCTGTGTAGCGGAGAAATTTAAAGCAAACAGCTTTTGTTTGTCTAAAATGTGAAAATTGT